GTCGCCGACACGCAACGTCTCCGGTGCGATGTCGCCGTTGGGTGCGAGGTTGCGGATCAGGTCGGGCAGCACGTCGAGGACGGGCCGCAGGTCGTACTCGCCGGCCGGTGGGCGCATCACCACATGCACCGGCACGGACAGGACAGCCGACCCGGACTGCGCGGCGGGTGTGACCGTGGGGGCGTCGACGAACGCGACGACCGGGTCCTGAGCGACCATCGCCAGCAGCACGGCAGGGTCGCGGGTCGCCGGGACGACGGTGCGGATGCCGGCGACGAGCGCGTCGAGCATGTCGTTGATGGTCATGCGACGACCGGGTCCAGGCCGACGAGCTCGCGGGCCCGCCACAGCGCTTCGGTGGACGTGTCGGTGGCCAGCGCGACCTCGTCGTAGCCGGCGAACCCGGCAGGGGTGGACCGGGCCTGGTACAGCAACGCCGCGAACAGCACCGCGCCCTGCACGACGTCGGCGTCCAGCCACAGCCGCGCAGGGTCGGTGTTGCACCGTCGTTTGACCGTCCACATGCAGGCCGCCTGGGTGGCGGCCTGCATGCGGGGGTCGGCGGGCACGCCCAGGTGGCGGGCGACCTGCTCGACCGTGATGGCCATTACTTGTTCCGGCGCCTGGGTGGCGGGGCCGGGTCGGGATCAGCCGGCGGGGCCGGGCTGGTCCCTCCGCCTATCAAGGGGCCGACACGGTGACCTTGGCGAACGCGTCGGCCCTGGTGACAACCGTCTTGGACAGCTGCTCACACAGCAACGTGATGACGTTGTGGATGAACGTGTCGGCGTGGCTGTCGGTGGCGAACAGCGACAGCCCGGACGTGTGCACGTAGCGGCGCATGCCGGCGGCGAAGTCACCGACGATGGCCGACCCGGCGGTCAGGCCGGGCACCGCGACGACCTGCAGACCCCAGTAGCCGTCCTTGCAGCACGCCCCGGCCTTGTCGAGCAGCCACGTGTCGGCCGCGGCGTAGTCGGTGGGGTTCACCGCGACCGCGGTCGGCGTGTACCCGGCGGTCTGCACGGTGGCGATGCCGGCGCGGATCGCGCCCACCAGGCTGCTCGTCGACGGGACGGTCGCGGTCGGCAGCGTCGCGCCGGTGAGAGCGGCCACGGCCAGCTCGTTGAGCTTCTTCAGCACGGCGCGGCGCAGCTCGGTGTCGATGGCGTCGCGGATGAACACCGAGTCGCCCAGGGCGAGGACCTGGCGGGTCACCTGCGTGTACACGGCCACCATCTCAAGGGCCACGTCGACCTTGTCCTCGGCGATGTCCAGCGGCGGCTTCGCCTCCCCTTCGTCGACGACCGCGGCGCCACCTTCGGACACCTTCACGCCGGCGACGGGGAACGACGTCATCGACGTGGTGATGGTCGGGATGAGGTCGAGCAGCGGGGTGACCAGCTGCGCGAGCGGGAGCTGCTGCCAGCCGGGGATGAGGAACGACGGCAGGTCGGTGGTCTTGATCGGCAGCGACACGGCCCGCCGCTCCAGCGCGGCGTGGCCGGCCGGCACCTCGACCTTGCCGGACTGGCCGTAGCCGGACCAGTCGGAGAACTGGCGGGACCGGACGAACAGCTCGCCGAGGGACTCGGCGGACGTGGCGCGCTGCTCGGCGAGCCGCTGCGTGGTCTGCACCGTCTTGGTCAGCGACGAGTCGATGCGCGCCAGCTGCTCGCGGTCCTGCAGGGCGCGGGTCAGGGTCTCCAGCCGGGCCCGCTTCGTCTCGGCGGAGCGCTGCAGCGCGGTGACGGTGTCGGCCTGGTCGGCGAAGTTGTCGGACTGGGCGAGGGCTTCGATCTGGGCGAGGTCGGCGTCGAGGTCCTCACGGACCTTGTCGATGATGGCGGTGTCCACGGCGGGCTCCCACAGGTAGTCGGAAGGTGACTACCGGGGTGCCGGTCATGTGCCGGGGTGCCGGACGTTTACGTCGGTCAGGTGGCGACGTTACAGGGTTCGGCGGAACTCTGTCACCCACTGCGTGGCCTCGGCGCGGGCCTGCTCGGCGGCGGCGCGGGTCGCGAGCACTTTTGCGTCGGCGTACACGGGGCTCTCGGTGAGGCTGATTTCCTCGAGGTGCTTGACCTTGACGCGGCGCACGAGCGGGCCGTGGTCGTCGGTGTCGTCACGGTCGACGCCGGGCACGAACCCGACGGACACGCCGGCGATGTCACCGTCGGCGGCCTGGGCGAGCAGCCGGTCGGCGGAGTCACCGAACGTGACCTTCATGGTGGCCCGCAGGTACTTCCCGTCCGAGCGCAGGTCGGTGGCGCGGCCGTAGGGGATGCCGGGGGTGTGCTCGTAGCGCAGGTGGATGCGGTGGAACAGCTCGGGCCGTTCGAACTTGGCGAACGCGCCCGGTGCGAACGACTCCCGGTACGGGCCGGCGTCGCTGACAACCCACGCCGGTGTGTCGTAGGGGACGGCGATCATGTCGATGAGCCGGCCCTTGACGGTGACGTCGCGCAGCTCGGATCGGTGCTGGATGACGGTCACGTCGACGTCCTCCTGTCAGGTTGCAGGTTCAGCTCGGCGGCCAGCCACACCGGGTCCAGGCCGGCCGCGACACCGGTCGCGTACTGGGTGAGCCGCTGCTCGAACGTGCCGTACCGGTACTGGTCGAGGTCGACGGCGACCTGGCGGGTGCCGGGCAGCAGCGCCGACAGGGTGCCCTCGACGGCGCCCAGCCACGACGGCAGCACGATGTCCTCTCGTTCCTCCCACAGCTGCTCAAGGTTCTGGTAGGTGAGCGACCCGCCGCCGGCCATGATGGACGTGCCGATCAGCGCCGGTGGGACACCGAACGCGAACGCCACATCGGCGTAGTTGAGGCGGCGCACGTCGGCCAGGCCGGAGTCGACCGGCGACAGCTGGATCGGGGTGAAGTCGGTGGTGGCGTTGAGGACCGCGATGGACTTGGCCGCGCCTCCGTGGGCGCGCATCCACGCCGCTTTCAGCTGGTCGGCCTGGTCCTGGGTGAGGCCGGGTGCGGTCACCTTCAGGTAGCCGGCCGGCACACCGGTGCCGAACGTCCCCTCGGTGTAGCGGCTGGTCTTGCGGGCGATGCGGAACACGTCGGGGTAGGCGGCGAACACGCCCCACGGGTTGTCCGGGTTCCGCAGCTGCACGACCCGGCCGCGGCCGACGCGGCCGTCGATGGTGGTCCACGTCCACGTGCCGTCGGCGTCGAGGTCGAAGTCGTCGCCGAGGCGGACCCGGCCGTCGTCGCCGATGACGACACGGGACGGGTGCAGCACGGCCAGCGTGCCGGCGCGCGGCTGCCCGGAGTCGTCCTCGATGAAGTACAGGAACGACCGGCCGTACCAGAGCGCGGCGACGACCAGGTCACGCCAGAACGTGGCCGCCGGCAGCCGCGACGGCCACGGGATCAGGGTGGGGCCGACGCGGTCGTCGGGGCGCAGCAGCTGCGGGTCACGCAGCCACAGCGGGGTGTCGAGGCGGCGGGCCGGGTCGTTGGGGTCCCACACCCGGAACCGGGTCAGCGGGTCGGCGACGAGCTTGGTCAGGAACTGCACGACGGGGATCGACGCGAACGACGCGACGATGCCGGGGCCGTGCGGGCCGATGGGCCACGGCCCTTCCAGGGCCTCCCCGATCCACCAGGCCGGCGGCCGGCCGTCGTCGGCGATCTCGTCGTCCCACGAGCGGGGGCCGACCTGCAGCAGCTCCCACGCGAACGGGTAGTTGGTGAGCAGCTGCCCCTGCGGGACGAACGGGGCGACACCGGCGGGGACGGTGCCGATCAGCCCGGGGTAGGGAAGGTTCGTGCGGACCGGGGACGTGACCGAACCCCAGCGGGCGCGCTTGAGCCGCGCGGGCGAGGTCACGACCAAGATCGTAGCGGCAGACAGGGCCGGTGAGCAGCACCGTCAGAAGATGGCGGCCGCGGTGGTGCGGGCGTGGGTCCACGCCAGGGCGGCGGCGACAGCCGGGGTGATGTCCCCTCCGGAGCGGCGGGCCGACATCACCCACGCGTCGCCGTGCCACGACCGGGCGG